TAATAGCAACACCATAAGAGGAAATATATATTAATAGAGTTTGAATTTTTTATGTCCGAAAATCAAAATGAAAGACTGCCTTTAACTGATAAGGCAAAAAACTTGGCAAAATTTTCTTGGGATTTAATTAAATACATCCACAAAAACTCAGGTGAAAATCTTGTGGTCAATAATGATGTATATGCCGAAAGAATCAACATCTGCAAGTCTTGTCCAAAATACTTGGAATTAACAAACGAATGCGCTGAGTGTGGTTGTTACATTCCAATGAAAGCTAAAATTATACTAGATTCTTGCCCATTAGGCAAATGGAAAGAATCTGACGAGGCTTGGGAAAGTTTATTTGAAAAAATTGTTGAAGATATTGACAACGAGCAAAAATCCGACTAGAATCGCTTTGCTGCCGTTGAAGATAATAATATAATGATTAATAAGAACTTAGAGGATAATTGTAAGCAAATATTTCCAGTATCAATCTTTAAGACCAAAGTAAAAGATAATGATACCCTTAAAAATCTTCTAGTATCGAAAATTATCAGAAATTCTAGTCATCTAGAAATTCCTGATAAATGGACAACTCATAAAGTAAAGACTTCTTTTTCTGGTGAACCAGAAGGTAGAGAAATATTTTATGAGAATTCACCATACGAGAATATTCTCTTTAAAAATTATTGTTCTTGTATGGATAAGATTTTTGATCGAGAATATGAAATTGATATTCCTAAGATTTGGTATAATGTTTATCTCGACGGAGAATATCAGGAAAAACACGATCATCTAGGCGTAACTTTAAGTCCTTGCCATTTCTCTTGCATTCACTTTCTCTCTTACAATAAAGAAGAACACTCTCCACCACAGTTTAGTGATCCATTAGCACAATTAAGAAATTTAAGTTTAGAACTCGATCGAAATGGATATGGTGAAGTTTATGTTCCTGATGTTGAAGAGAGCGATCTTCTAATGTTTCCATCCTATCTTTTGCATTGTGTTCCACCTTGTAAGAAAACAGATTATCCTAGAATTACAATATCTTTCAATGTTCGTGTTGTAAAATATGGTGAAGATTCAATATGGCAATGATCGAGATTGTTGATCGCTTTCTTTCTAAAGAAGAATTTGATTATGTTTTAAACTATTGTGAGAGTGCTGCCTATACTTATGGAGAAGTTGATTCTTATGGATTACCTCCAACTGGAATGGTTCATCAAATCTCACAAGTAGAAGACATCTATAAGTTATTTAAATCTAAAACTGAAAAGTTAGTTTCTGATATTGAATTGTATCGGATGTATATTAATTGTTTTGCGCCATCAGAAAGTCCATACTTTCATACTGATGGTGATTCTGGTGATATTACGTTCCTTTATTATCCTACAAGAGAGTGGGAACTGAACGATGGTGGAGAGACACAATTCTTAATCAATAATGAGATCTATGGGGTCACACCAGTACCCAATCGTATGGTATATTTTGATGCTAGCATACTTCACAGAGCAACGGCATTTCGAAACAAGCACAGATTTACCATAGCGATCAAGTACGGGACACTTTCATAACTGTCACAAGGGGGATTGGGTCTCCTTGATTTTTGCTGTATAATATCTGTATTGAAACGCCTGATGATGATTCAACTTCGCCCTCACCAAGAACGCGCACTGGATGCTCTTGCCAAGTACCTTAAAGGTCAGGTGATCTTCCCGACTGGTGGCGGTAAGACCAACGTTGCTATCTTTGATGCGGTCCGCGAGTTTCTCAAAGAAACTGCTCAAACCATTGTGGTGTCGGCGCCGCGCATCCTCTTGGCAGAGCAGTTGTCCAGCGAGTTTCTTGAGTTTATCACCAATGCTTCTGTGCTGCACGTGCATAGTGGTGAGACTCATCACCAGAGCACGACTCGCCCTAGTGAAATCCGTAACTGGGTGGATCAGACTCCTGGTCACAAACTGATCTTCACCACCTACAATTCTCTGCAACGCCTGCAACAGGCAGATATTCACGTTGATACCATTTACTTTGATGAGGCACATAACAGCGTTCAGCGTCACTTTTTCCCTGCTACGGAGCACTTCGCCGCTGCTGCTGACCGCTGCTATTTCTTCACTGCGACCCCAAAGCATTCTGCTACAATTTCCAAACCTGGTATGAATGACGCTGCCGTTTATGGTCAGGTGATCTGCAATGTTCCTGCTCCTGAACTGGTGGACGGTGGTTTCATTGTTCCCCCTAAGGTTGTCGTGCAGCAGTTTGAGATGCTGGGTAAGGGTCAGATCGTTGCTGATGTTGACTGTGAGAATCTGATTCAGACGATTGATGCTCAGGAAGTGGGTAAGGTTCTGATTTGCTCTAAGGCAACCAAACAAATCGTTTCTCTGGTTTCTCAGACTGATTTCTGTCAGCAACTGGAAGATCGTGGTTTCTCTTGGATGTATATCACTTCCAAGACTGGTGCTGTGATTGATGGTCAGAAGGTTAATCGTGAGGTGTTCTTTGACACTCTGAGTGCTTGGGGTAAGGATGACTCTAAGAAGTTTGTTGTTTTGCACCACAGCATTCTTTCTGAGGGAATCAATGTTTCTGGTCTGGAAGCAGTTCTCTTTATGCGTTCTATGGACTATATTGGCATCTCCCAGACCATCGGACGGGTGATTCGCCTGCACAAGGACGATGCAGAGGGTCTCAGCAGCGGCAGGATCGCTCCTGGTGCCCTTGCAGACTACACCAAGTCCTTTGGGTTGGTCTGCATCCCCGTCTACTCTTCTGTGGGCGTGAGCACCGCTAAGAAGGTGCAAGCGGTGGTGGACACCGTGTTCCAGCAGGGTTTGCCTGCTATCAGCGTTGTCAAACGCTAATTTTGAATTCTTTACTATTTTTACTAAATTAAAATGAAACGCCTCACAGATTTTCTCACTAAGACATATACTGCACCAAAATCAAAAAAAAGAACTAAGATTCTTAATGAATGCGTCTTGGATGTATTTAAAGAAGATAATCCACAGTATTCTTGTTTAAACTGGAAATGTGAACATATAGTGCGTGATGCTTATAATACAAAAAATAAAGATGAAAATGGTGAATGGGATGATACGTGGACATTTCATAAAAAGTATGGACGTTTTCAAGTGGATAGTGCTGGTCTCGATGAGAATGATATTCCAAAAATTATTCTCTTAAATAAATCTCTCAATTCCAATGTTCTTCAAAATGTTTTTAACTATCCAAATACTTCTCTTGGAGAAGCAGATCGTCTTCTTTTAGGACCTCACAGAAACGACATAGAACAATTAATATTTGTCACAATGCATCCAAACAAAACACCATATTTTTATGAAAACGGTAACGTTAAAAAAATTGAAAATGTGACTGCAAGACTTGAATGGGCAGACCCTAGCGAAATGCTTTTCGAAAAATATGGTGACAAAATCAAAGTTATAAAGTATACTTATGATATCAACGAGTTAAATGAATATATGCACAAATCTCAGTTTCAAAGTGGAATTACTATTTCTAATTTACAAAAGTATGAATCAACTTTTTCAAGGAGATTGTATTGAGATTATGTCCACACTTCCTGAGGGTTGTGTGGATATGGTTTTTTCCGATCTTCCTTACGGTTCAACAATGAACGATTGGGATTGTATTATCCCATTTGATCAACTGTGGGAACAGTATCACCGTGTTGTAAAGGAAAATGGTGCGATTGTTCTTACTGCACAACCACCATTTGATAAAGTGCTTGCCTGTTCTAACTTGAAGTATTTTAAGTATGAGTGGATTTGGGAAAAGAACAAGGCAACTGGACACCTGAATGCAAAGAAGATGCCTATGAAGGCACATGAAAATGTGCTGGTGTTTTATCGTAAGTTGCCAACATACAATCCCCAAATGACACAAGGGCATAAACCGATGAATGCAGTGCTGCCGAAGGACCAGTTGCCCCCTCCCGACAGAAAACGCAATTATAATCATGTTGAGAAGCGTCTGGGCAATCCTGGTGGTTCAACTACAAGATACCCCCGTGATGTTCTGCAATTTCCTGTCATTAACAACGATGATCCATTGAAGTTTCATCCAACACAGAAACCTGTGCCCCTAATTGAATACTTTATCAAGACATACAGCAATGAAGGTGATGTGATCCTAGATAATTGCATGGGTTCTGGATCAACAATCATTGCCTGTAAGAATACTAATCGCCAATATATTGGTATTGAGAACGATCCTGAGTATTTTGAAAAAGCACGGGAGTGGGTGGGATCCTACGACAAAATCGACCCCTTTGTGACGGATGAAGAAGTGGCACAACCACTTGTCAATCCATTGCTTTCTGCTCTACAATAACAAAGTAATCAGGAAAAACCAATGCGCTGCAAAGTTCAACTCTACGTTGCTGGTAAAGTCTTTGATGAGATCGTGGAAGCGCGTGACTATAATGATGCAAAGAGGACTGCACTTGCTCGTAACCCCAGTGCAAAGGTGATTGGTGTAACTGCTGTATTCTGATGACTGAAAAGTTTCAAAAGCCATTTATTGCTCGTCCTGGCATTCTTGATACGAAACCAGGAGATCCAGAAGGTTATGTAACCAAAGATGGAATGTGGGCTGCCGTTCCTTTTGGTAAAAAGTTTATTATTCTTCACAACGGGCAACAAGTCCACACTGCAAACAATTACAAGTCCGCAAAAACCTACATTCAAAAGTCCGTAAAAGGCGCATCGGTGTCCAGTTTAGACCAGTTTCTTTAATTGGTTAAATAATAAAACTATGAGACCTAGATGATGTCTTATTATGCTTGGTTTATTGTATTCGCAGTAGTGGCATATTTCATCGTAACAGATGATAGTGTCGCTGCTGCCTTTTATTATCTTACAAGACTAATAAAAGTTTACTATGAGAAACAAAAGTGGTGGATCCTCAACAATCCCCGCAATCCTGTGGTAAAATACTTAATGTGGCGTCGTGCTTTGAAACTTGCAAAGGAACTTGAAAAGGAATTTAAACAATGAAACCCAACTTTCGTAAAGTATTGGAAATGGCACTGGAAGAAGGTGTTCGTTATGGGTATAATCGTGCTCATAAACATGTAGAAAATCCACATCAAGATGCTGTGGTTGATTGTGTAGTTGAGGGTGCGATGAACTCTCTGTATGAATGGTTTGACTTTGAGGACAATAATGAATCTGATTAACTTTAAACACCGCAAAACTTTGATTAAATTTAAACATCATTATGATTATGGGCATGATTGGTATGTTCAAATCATTAATATCAAGCGTTGGAGTTTGCTTCAACTTTCTGTGAGTTGGAATGACTATCCTTCTTGGCCATATATACAAATCAAGTCTGGATCTGGTGATGTTTTAAGTATTCTTTTCTGGGCATATAAGTTTGGATTTGATATTGATTTTATCTCCCGCACTTGGAACTGGGATCATTTGGAGGAACTAGATGAAGACGAAACTGAACTGGTTTGAATATTATTTTGGACACTGTTTCCAGACTGGTTGGAGAGAAATCTGGAATAACTTTAAGATGTGGAGAGATCTCATTAGTGGAAACTATGCTGATTATGCTCTACTGAAAACTGATGATCCATATCAAGAGTGTTATGAATGGTTCTGGTGTAGCATCAATATGGATGAAACTTACCCCAAAGAGTTTCTAGAATACTTGATGGAGATGTGTGATCGGATTGATCGTGGTGAAGAAAAGGTCTATCCACTTGATGAAGATTTCTTTGATAGAATAAAAGAACTTACTGATGGTGTGGAGTTAAATGATGAAGACTTTACCTGATAAGAGAGAACTGGATATTATGTGGACGGTTGCCACTTCAACCAGTATTGAAACTGGCACAAGACCTCACTACGGGTTCGCCCAGATGCTGTATGATTACCTCATAGACAAAAAACCTCTTGTTGAACTCAATTATGACCTACAAAGCAACCCTGAAAGTTCAGTTTGATTCTGAATGGACTTCCACCAATTACAGTAGTGGTTTTGATGATACAGTGCTCCCCGAAGAGCATTATACTTTTCAGGTTCCTGCCGAAGACCTTAACATTTATCAACTGTTTCGCTTCTTCGCAACTGTTGCCCGTGCAATGGGTCACAGTGAAATCAACATTATGAAAGGTGGTTGTGGTCTTGCATTTGGTGAAGAGAGAAGTCAAGAAGATATGCGTAAGGTTGCCGATGAGTTTGAACTGACTTTGGGTGAGGACTTGAAGAAGAAGTTTGATGATATGCGAGAAGCAGAAGCAGAGTGGGCACGACTTAAAAAAGGCCCTATGGGAACTGTCCTGACTGATGAGAAAGATCAATGCGTCGAGTAACAGTCAAACCCAAAAGCAGCAAAGCGAAGAATCGTCTTGCTAATACTATGGACAACAATCCTGTTTGTATTGTAGAGCAGGATACTGGCGGTGAATTGTTTCTTGCTTCCGAAAATCGTAAATACTTTTTCTGGGTTAGCACTCGTATTGGTGTTAATCGTTTCGGTGACAAATCTGACGCACATTGGGAGGTTGTTGAATGAGTTTTTCTAAGACTGTTTCTGTTTTTGCTGCACTTGCAAGTATCTTTGCTGCTGGTGCTACTGGTTGGAAACTGGCAGATTCTCAAAAAGAAGTTCCTTTGAGTCCATTAGACCAAAAGGTTATGGAACTGGAAAAGAAACTGGACCAAGCACAGCAACCACAAGTCACTCCACCACCAATTAATCTCCCAGCACCTACTATTCAAACATCACCACAACCTAACGTACTTCCCGCTCCAACACCACCTCCTCCTGTTCCTGAAAATGACACTCCTTGACACTCTTGAATACTTCATTGATGACACTCAGGCACGACTTTCTGATATTGAATGGGAAATTCGTGAAGAAACTAACTATGATGACGATGGACATCAAGAACGAATGGATCAATTCTGTGAAGAATATGATGAGATTGAAGCACGATTAGAAGATTTACAAAAGATCAAATCCATCATTGAAATTATGGAGATTGAAGACGATGAGATTTCGTAAGATTGAATTTCGTTTCAGTAAATACAACAACAAGTATGAACTGGTTAGTTGGTATGAGAACACTGATGGTAGTGAAAACTGCTACGTGATTGCTTTCTTTGATAAAGGCAAAGAGTTTTATGATATGAGAACCATAGGTGATAGGTTCTTTGAGGATAAAGATGCGTGGGTCGTAGGTAAATATGGGTTAGAGTTTCTAAATGAAATCTTTGAGATTGAAAGGATTGAAGAGGAACTGAAATGACCTACCTCATCACCTTCTACTACAAAAACGACCTGGAACAACGATAACAACGA